TTTTATTTTTATGTGGAGTTTATTGAGCAAATTATGGATACGCAAAACAGTTTCCTAAAGTTGAGCTCGCGTGACGCGTCGTTGTTCGTATATAAACGCACCCTGTTTGAAGTCTACACGGAATACATTAAGCCGGCTGCAAATCCGGACGCGCTTGTCGCCGTAATGAAATGCCTAAATATTTATTGCAGCATGTATAAAATGGTGGTGACATATTTTGTGAACAATCATTTGTCAATGGACTATAAAACCGAGCAAATCGGCCATTTTGTAAACAAGCTTACCAAATTAAGCAGTAAATTGAATTATTTAATAATGGACGCGAGCACGTTGCAAAAATTATGCGATCATTTGGCAATGATTTCTTTAACCCCGTGCACATTTAAACAAAACGATGATTATTTTGACAGCGTAGATGCAGTGATAAAAAAGATAGCAAAGGGGCAATTAGTGGGATGGTAAACAATTCTACTAAGGTTCTATTAAAGGGTGACCGCATGTGACATTGATGGTTTTCTTCCTTATTTTTTTATTCTTAACCTGATTTTTGGCAATGACATCTTCATCTGGGATGACTTGTCCAATATGTGCGTACTCGTTATGTAGCAGTAATTTAATATAAGAATACAGTTCATTCAACGTGTGTTCATTGCATCGCCCGACAATTAAAACGCTACCGGTTCTAAAAATCATGAAGGAGACTTTAATAAGGCCGAAGTTGTTGTTCGTGTTATTTTCCACTTTTTGGTCAACAAGGTTGATGCCTTGGACTGTGTCGTAATAAAACTTGCACTGTATGCCGGGGTAGGAGCAAGGGTCGTAAATGGCGTCAATATTGTATTTATTTTTCAAGATGTAGTATAGCGCTTCTCTGTTGATATAAAACCCGCAATTAAAGTTAGAGTTGATTAATATAGTATTGCTGCAGTTTTGGTAGCTTAATGGTGTGTCAATGTGTGGTTGAATGATGGAGAATATCATGGACATGACGGTTTCATGAATGTGGGTGGTTTGCATGCCGGGGAGTTCAATTTTGCCGGTGTTAAAGATTTTCACGTGAAATTCGCGAAAGATGTCGTTGATTTTGATGCGCAATATCATCACGAAGCAGTTGTAGAACGCGCTTTTCTTTTTGGACCGGTAGCTCATGATATCTTTTTTGGATATTCCCACGCTGAGTTTGCGCACATCTTTGAATTTGATGCGTCCGTTGGGGTTGTTGATGCTTTTGATGATTTGTTCTTCATAGAAGCCCTCTTGTTTGAGCCGGTCTTGCATTAAATTTAATTCTTCCAAGTTAAATGAATTAAATTTGATTTGTTTCTTAATAACGCCGTCGGATGGGGTGGAATATGGCATGACTTTGATGTCCCAGAATAGTTTCTTGATGTCAATGGGGCAATTTAAAAACTCAATTTTTGATTTGGTTGAGATGTATAGGTCGCTTGGAACAGGAGGCGTGCCGTTATTGATGGCACTGCTGTAGGTTTCAATGAATGGCGCAGGTTTCTCTTTTTTGTGAACTTGGCCGCACATGCTGCTGAAATTACGTGCTCCGCCGTATATCCCCTCATTTTCTTCCTTTTTACTTTGTGTCATTTTAAAAATGTTTTTATTGGAGGATTGACCAATGTGGTTTATACTCTCATCATCGTCCTCATCATCCAAGTCAGACCCAGACCCGGTATCCGTGTCATTTTCGCCGTATTTATTAGATGGTGCGGACATAAATTGTGCCCATTCTTTGTCAATATCGTTAAAAGTCATTATTATACTGAAGCGTGTTTTCTTTAATATCGTTTGATAAATCAATTAAAATATAATCAATTTTTATTCTTACTTTGTTTTATTTATTTCTTTTCTAGTAATATACCATAATGTCAAGCTGTGCCAGATTGCCCAGTAGCAATATATTAAGAACCATGGCACCAGCCATTCCAAACAAAAGCGCGCCCATTCGTATTCCTGCTGCATATGAGGTGGGAGTTAATAATGAAAACAATGGAAATGCGGGCTTATATCATAAAACTCAATATGAATTGAGGGAGAATACATTCGACCCATCCAAGTTTTCGCCACCCGCGCAATTTTTGATTAAATTGCAAATGCGTATAGGGACTTATGCGAGCGCGACTTTAGGAATAAATGACATTAACCGTAATAGTGAATAATGAATATAGTTATTTGTTTTGCAATCTTGGATGTGCATAATATTTTCCACAAAATTCAAAAAGTCTTGCGAGATGATGGTGGGTTTATTGCGAATAATATAATTCAAAAAATCTTTAATTATATTCTTTTTATCAATATTGTATTTAATGCTGATATTATTTAGGTATTTTACGATATTGTCTACATTAGTGTGAGGTGCCGGCGTTATTGCGAATTGATTATACAAGTCTTGCCAAACTGGGTCGCTGATGACATTGAGTTCAAATTCTTTGATATTTTGGTTAGACTGGATAAAATTAATCATGCTGCGGATGTCGCTGTTGTATAGTCGTTGAATGAGTGTTAATGAGTTGACATGAAGGTCTAATTTTTCAGCCTTGACGATATTTAGTAAAAATGTGTTAATTTCGTGTTCCGGGAGTTGATTGAACCGGAGGCGCAAGAATTCGTTTTGCAGGCCGTCGTCAATCCGGCTGATGTAATTGCATATCAAACAAAACCGTACATTGCTGCTATAATTTTGAAGCAAATAGCGTAGCGCCTGTTGCGCGTTTTTGGTCATGTAGTCCACCTCGTCCAATATGACGAATTTCATGCCTTCATTGAAGAGGGTTTTAGAGTTTACGAACTGGTTGATTTGGTTGCGTATAATATCAATGCCGCGCTCATCGGAGGCGTTTAAATGTATCATCAGGCCTTTGTGCTGCTGGTTATAACGAGATTGGTAGGCGTTGACTAAATTAATGATGGTGGTGGTTTTGCCGGTGCCAGGGGGGCCATAAAACAATAGATTAGGGAAGTAGCCGGTGTCCACGATGTTTGTTAGGATTTGTTTATTTAGCGGGTCAAGGACGATGTCGTCAAAGTTGGTGGGGCGATATGCTTCAGTCCAAGGGATGCTGCTCATGGTGTTTAATAATAAGATAAGACAATGTGTAATATTTAAGTCCTTAAGCCTGAATATAGTAATTATTTACAATATGTATTTACCCCAAGCCATACCTCTCCCATCACAATAACAAATTCGGTTTAATTCAATAATTTTATTTTGTTGCAAATGTTCTGACCAAGTTTGTGTGGGGCCTACACTATAACTTTTCTCCCATTCTTTTATAAATATGACATCATCAAGAATGACAATGGTATCTTTGTGAGCGAGTTGCGCACAATTTTGCATATCTGCCCTCGCTATATCATAATCGTGACCGCCATCAATAAATATAACATCAAATTTAGTGTTATTATTTTTACAATAATTAGGGACAGTTATTCTACTATCCCCTAGTATTAATGTGTGTTTATTTGGGTAAGTTTTATCTATAAACTGTTTTGCAGTGGTAACATAATTATGCGCACCTAAATCAAACGATGTTAATGTTAACGTCCCGTTATTTTTTAAAAACACTTCTGCGGAATGGCCTGCGTTAAACCCAATTTCCATTGCGTTTATATTCGGTTTATTTGTTAATTGCATCAAATCCTGCACTTGGTGTGTGTTTTGTTGAGTATACCCTTCAAATTTATTAAATCCTTTACTATTTAAATACGCTGTAATTGAATAAGTGTGGGCAGTCCGCGGTAGACCCGCGCGTGATTTACTTGGTTTTGTCACTTTTTGAAGCGCATTACGAGATATGTTAATTAGGTTCCAAGAACGTCGGGGTCCGAATAAAGGTTTAGACGGCTTGGACCGACCACGCAGTTGCGAACGCATTATAATTGTCATAGTATATACTATATACTGATAATAATTGGGTTATGCTTGGTAATACATTCTATAAATGATTTAAACCAAAGTCGCAATAACATATAATAAATAATAAATAATAAATAATGCCGAGAAAAACAGCCGCGACCAAAATAACTACTGCTGAACCCATTGCGGAGCCTGTTGCAGAGCCTGTGACATTTATTCCAATCCTTGAGCAAGTGTTAGAGATAGAGAACGACACAACAAAAACTGAAACAAATGCAAAGGAGCCAAAAAAAACTAAAATCGCGGTAACAAAAGAACCAAAGGTAACCAAAGTAACTAAGGCAACCAAGGCAACCAAGGCAACCAAAGTGAAAGCTTCTAAAGAACTGCCGCAAGTGGTTACAGATAAAAGTGAAGACATTGCAATTAATTATGAACCTAGTATAAATGATAATGAGGCTTCTATAACTGTTGAAACTGTTGAAATTGCCGAAACTATAAACGATGTTAAGCCAAAAGGAAGAAAACCATCTAAAAAGTCGCAAAAAAATAATGAAATAATAGAACCTGTCAGAGTGTTGGATGTGCCAGTTCAAAAAGAAAAAGAGAAAGAAATACATAATGTAATTATGCAAGCATGTGAGTTAGATGGGTCGCAATGTGATAAAGACATTGATTTAAATGTTTTAACTGCAGTTCCATTAGACCCCGATTTAGACACGTCTAAACATGTTGCGAAGAAAAGAGGAAGAAAACCTAAAGGGGGAAAGATTACGCAGCAATCTAGTGTATGCAATATTATTAAAACGCCCAAGCCCAACATTATTTTACATTTGAAATGTTTTATGAAAGATTTGCAGGAAAGTAATGTGTTAAGTGATAATCAGGTGGTGTCGTTTAATTTCTCTGCGAATAAGAATGATTTAAGCTTTGACACGATTAATTCAATGAACGAGGTTATTTCCTCCAACTATGCGAACAATGAGATTGCGGATATTAATCCAAATATGAATGAAGAGGAAGAGGACGACAATGATGAGTATAATGATGTAATTGAGCCGGTTACGCTTTGCTCGGTGATATCTTCCAAAAGCGCGACCACCTTTAAAAAGAATGAGCAGAAGGACCTTTGGAAAAAGCTGAAACAATTAGCGCATAATTTGCATGTGAATAATATTAGCGACAAAAAGTCTTGCTGTTTTTGGGACACCTATGAGTTTGACAATCCACCGGTGCATATACCTAAACATTACATGAAGGACGCATATCAGGTATATGGTTGTTTTTGCAGTCCGGAGTGCGCGGTGGCGTATTTAATGGCGGAGAATATTGATATTTCTGTAAAGTTTGAGAGATATCATTTATTGAATTTCATTTACGGCAAAATTTATAATTATGAGCGCAATGTCAAGCCTGCACCGACGCCGCACTATTTGCTGAGCCGGTTTGACGGGAACATGAATATTCAAGAATACCGGTCTTTGCTGAAAAAAGAGCGGCTATATTTGGTTGTAGACAAGCCATTGACGCGAATATTGCCTGAGCTGCATGAAGACAATGATGATTTTATTTTAAATAACAAAATTATTCCTTCCAATAATTTTCAAGTGAATAAAAAGATACAAAAGAATAACCCAACCAAGAACATTATTAGCGAGCAGTTTGGTCTTGGGGCAATGTAACCCTTTGCACTCTTTAATTCCAGAATACCAGAATACCAGAATACCAGAATACCAGAATAAACATCAAA